ATAAGTTCTATAAGTTTTTTCTTTTTCTTTGCCATAATACTAATAAATATAAATTGTTGTTTTTTGTTTATAATGTTGCCTGTATTTCTAGTTCTTCTTGTAATGCCTGACTATTACTAATATCATTTTCTACTACAAACGCCTGTACAGGTTGCTGTGATATGTCAGGTGGAGATATAGCCTCTAAATTAGGAATTAATCCACCTATTCCTCCTGCCTGTGGTGTTGTTATATTTACTTGTTCATCCCCACCTGTATCAACAGAGCCACCTGCTTGAACTTTGCTTAATATACCTTTTGCACTAGCTATTCCTGAAAGTACAGAAGCAACACCTGAAGCTATTGCACCTAAATTAGCAGGAAAAGGTATTCCTGCACCTGCTTTAATTGCTGCTGAAACACCTTGTGCAGAATTAATTAAGATTTGTGCTATAGCTGTTGCCTTAGCCATTTTAGTTCCCTCTCCTGCTAATTGCCCTAAAGACCCTAGAATACTTTTAGCAGCACCTATTTCCATAGCTTTAACAGCAGCTATTCTAGCTTTTTGGATAGCTAATTCATCAGCAGCTTTTTTGTCATTTAACGCTTTAAGGTCTGCTGCTTCTTTCTTTTTTTGTTCTTTTAATTTATCTGCCGCCTGTTGTTCTACTTGTAATTCTTTCTCTTTCTTTTTAATTAAATCAGCTATTTCTTTGTTAGACATTTCTTCAGTAATTTGAAGTTCTAACTCTTTAGCTTTATTGTTTAATTCTATTCTATCTAGTTTGTCTTTTTCTATTTTAGCATTTTTCTTTTCTATTTGACTAGTAAACGTGCCTATTTCAGCAGCTACTCGTTTTTGTTTTAAAGTAGATGCTGTTTGTAAATCTATCAATCTTGCTCTTTCAGCCGCTAAATTTGCAATATCTTCCTCTGATGATTTTCCTAAATCAATCACCTTTTGCATTGCTTCTACTTTTTTCTGTTGTGTAGCTACCTCTAAATCTGCTACTCTTTTTTCTTCTGCTACTGCCGTTTTAAGAGCTACTAGCCTTTCTTCCATAGATTTAGTGTCATCTTCTGCTAATAACCTAGATTCTGCTATAATTTTATTAGCTTTAGACCTTTCTAGCATTAAATCTCTTTCTTCATCTCTAACCTCTTGCAACTGCTTTGTTAAAGCTCCCATTGCTTTAGTTTCTTCTTTTATTTCTGCTGTAGTTCCTGTAAATGCTTCTCTAAATGCTTTTAGAGGATTTTTAAGTTTAATTAATGACTTAATAAAATCTTCAGCTCTATCTCTAATAACATCAAAAGCAGCACTTAATTGAGAAGTTACCCTTTCAAACATTCTAGCAGTTTCTATATTACCACTAAAAATATCTTTTAATTTCATAAATGCAGTAACAATTAAACCAATCCCAATAGCTTTAAATGCTAAACCTAAACCTTTAGCTGCACCTGTCATAGTTCCTAGACCTGTACTTGCACCTTTAGCTGATGAATCTATGCCTTTTACACCTTTCTCTACTTGGTCTATACCTTGTACAGCTTCTTTACTATCTACTTTTAATTTTATTGTTTTTTCTATCGCCATAGCAATCTTATTAATTGTTTAAACATTCTTCTGAAACTTGTGTGGTATTCTTCCATACCATAAGCAAAATCTAACTCTTTGTCAGTATATTCTACTAGCTGTATGTGGTCTATAGTAGGTATTACTAATTTTGCCATTGATTCTATATACTTTTTTAATTCCATAACATATAATCTCCATTTTGGAATAAGATGTTATCGCCATTTTGGAATAATGCCCAATTTCCATCATATTCTAAATTCATATTATTAATTCTATTTACACTTATATCTGCTTTAAGATTCCATAATCTCTTAGTATCTGTTTGACTATCTAATAAGCCAAAGGTTAATACATTTTGTCCGTCAGCGTTTGCCTGTACTTGTATACTCATTGTGCAACCTGCTGAACCTGTTTCAACTATACTAAATTCTTGAACACCTCCTGCCGTACCTACTCTAATTACTTGTCCTTTAGTTATTCTAAAAGCAGCATAATAAGCTAATGCCTCTGTTCTTCCTAATGGATAACTAGCACTTGTGCCACCTACTACAGTAGCTAAAGTATTTACTCTAACAAGTAGATTGACATTATCAGGAATCAATAATGGTTTGCCGTATGGGTCACCTTGTGGATAAGCATATCCCGTTGTATTTCCTACTGTGTAACCGCTTAAAGTAATTCTATGATTCTCTCCTGAATACTGTGGTGTTTTTCTGTTTTTACTTTTGTATTTTATTATAATGTCATCACCATAAGTAGGCAATAAATTTTGACTGTATTTAGTGTTATTTACACCTCTAATTAATGGTCTATCTCTACCACCTAATTTATCATATATAAGAGTTTTAAGCTGTCCTTGACTCATTATGTTAGTAGATGATAAAATACTTTTTATTCTTAACGGTAAACTACTTGCATTAGCAATACAAGGGTATAAGTTAGTGTTGGGGTCTATTAAATGCCACGCAACTATACCACCATTACAAGTACAACATTCAGGACTTGTATAAGCACCAGGTGGATAAGACCCTGTTATTACAGGTGTACATCCAGGATTATCATCAGGACACCACAAATAGTAAGTATTCCAAAATAAGTTGCTATCTCCGACTTTTCCTATAGAATAATCGCAACCATTACAATTAGACCTAGTATCTAAAGATTTTATTAATGTAACCTTTGTAGATGCTTTAGCACCTACTTGATAGTTCTGTATTTTAAGTATTCTCCAATATGTATCTTTAATAAAGATTTCATCAGCAAAGCTAAAATCAAATATATCTACCTCATTAAGATTTAGATAACATTCCATTATTCTAGCTTCAGAACTATATATATTATCTAAGTATGGTTTCCACCACTCGCCATACAAAGTTTTATTAAACCAATTTCCTATATATCCTTGATAATTAAATACCTGTAAATTTCCTACTATTGGTGGTGTAGCGTTCCAATATAAAGAACGATTATCTTCTGAAAGTGTATATACATTACTGCTAGGCGTTATGTCAAAAGGTGTACAGACAGGATAAGTATTAAAATCATAAGCTGTAAGTGTTGTATTACTAGACCTGTGCAGATAATAGTTTACTTGTGAACCCGCAGGATTTAAAACATTTGTAGCCGTTCCATTATACCAATATAATTTAGGTTTTGTTTTTTTAATTTTATTTACATCTACACCGTCATTAGTTTCATAGCTAAATTCATACTGTACTGCCATATTAGGAAGTAGTGTTCCAAACTGCTCGTCATCAGTAACAAATACTTGACTATTTATATAAGGAGAAAATATAGATTCATTCTTTAATTCTCCTGTTGCAAACTCATTATTAAATTCATCTATTTTAAGATGTCCAAATACATTTAGTTCAGGATATCTTTCTTTAAATGATTTGTTGTATAAATCAACATCTTCTTGGTCTGTAAGGTGTATTGTTTTTTTCTGTAATTCTGTAGTATCTTTTACTATTATTTCTTTAGATGTATCTAGTTTATCTGTCCATTGTTTTATCTCTCCACTTGCTATAAAGTCATCATACGGCTCTATGATTAAATTAGTGTCATCATTAGGGTCTGTTAATATAACTAGATTAAATCTTTGAATAATGTCTTTTAAAAATGCTCTCTGTGTGATGTCAGCATCTATACAAGCAGGAACATCTACAGTAGCACCAAATACATTTGTGCTATATCCTACCCAGTCTATTCTGATATTATTGTAAAAAGTCCCACATCCTAAAGCAGGCGCACTTGAGTTTCCTAGTGTAATTGTGCTTGATGAAGCAGCATTATCTTGTTGTATTTGACCGACTTCTATAACTATTTGAGCTGATTTTCCTGGTGGCATTTCTTCTAAAGACAAACCGTGTGCAAATAAATAAGTAGCCCCTGATGCAGTATCAACAGAAGTATATACATAATCTGACATATCTCCATATATAACATCTGTAGGAGAATTAGTAGTGGTATCCCATTCTCTTAAAAATGCTTTAAAAGTCATAGTACCACCACAATTTTCAAAATTAGACCAAGTAGGTATATATCTTACTAATACTGCTTCCATTGTAGTATCTTGCTTTGTAAAATAATTGTAAGTAGTATTCCAAATACTGTCAGGGTCAGCAGGTGTAGTACAAGTTCCTGAAGCTGATGTAGTGTTAGCAGGTACAACAAATTGAAAAGTTTGACACCCTGAAGTTCCTGCCGCTATTGTCTGCGAACCCCATTGTGCATTATTAGATACTTGCATAACACCACTAGGAGAAGCGTTTGTATTAGTAGTAGGTAAAGCACTTTGTTCTAATGCCGTTCCTGTTGTCATAAATATCTTACCAAAATACTTATCAGAAGAATAATCACCTGTACCACTTATAAAATCAGAAGTATAAGAAAATCCTGCTTTAGCCATTATTCTGTCAAATAGATATTTGATTTGAATAGCAGGTCTAAATTGGTTTATATCTACAGAATAGTCGTATGCTGCTTCTACACCACTATCACTAACTAAAGTGTTAGCAGTAGTTTGGTCTAGGTTTAAATATCTAGCTTCACTACCATAATAAAATTTTTCTCTAGTTACAGAAATAGGATACATTACCTTTTGAACATCAAAATCAGTATCTCTTAAAGCTGTTCCTGCTGCATTTTGAAAAGAACTACTGCCACCGTCCCAAGATGCTTTTATATTTGTATCATTATAAACGTGATTAAGGTCTGCACTATAGCTACCATTATCTTCTTTAAATACATCTTTTAATCTTTGCTCTCCTATTGTACTAAATAGTGAGGCACTACTAGACATTAATACTACTTCATAGCATTGTGCTTTTTTATATACAGATTTTAGTTGTAATGCACCTTCAAATTGTGGCACAGCTCCTATATATAAAACTGCATCAAATTTAGTTCTAGTGTTAAATACTAATGTGTCTAGGTTTACATTATACCAATCCTGAAAGAACTGATTATTGTTGTCTGTGAATGGTAATTTAAATGTTTGGCTAAAGCTACCTTTTCTAGTTTCAGGCTCTTTAATATCACTAAACTGATAATTAAGCGATATATTAGGTGCTTCTTGTAGGTCTAAATTATAAGCCGTAGTAGAAGATGCTCCACTTGTGGCTTTTCTATATGCTACTAATCTTACATTCATTAGCTATTTGTATTTAGTGGATTAGCGTATTCTATATTTATAGTATATTGTATTTTTCTATCGTTAGCTACTGTTTTTCTAACAAAACTGCTGTCAGTAATCATTACTGCTTCTGTATATGTAGTATCTGCATTTTCTACTATATAAACATCTGTGGACATTATTAGCTTTTCTAATAAGTTAGCATCTTGTTCTGTAATCCAATCAGTATTAAGAGTTTCTTTTAGCATAGCTGTAGTTTGCCTTGTCTTTTTGCCTCTTTGTGTATTGTTGTATCTCCATCTACTTTTATTGAATGTTCCTAACATTGTGCTATAATTATCTTGCTGTACTTCTACAGTTTGTGTAGATTTCTTTTTAAAATTATAATAGTCATAACCTCCTACAGAATTACGCCAAGCTAATCTCCTTACTTTAAAACCTTTACAACTTCCGTCTTGTTTTATAAAGGTATATACTGCTGTTCTTGCTACAGGCGTTCCTGCTTCATCAAATCCTTGTATCGTGTAATATGCCCAATTACTAAAAGCAGAAGGTCTTAAATCTGTATTGTCAGATTGTCCTTGTAAATTGCCTGGACCTGCACCAAAATACAATAATCTTTTGTCATCTTGCATCCCTGCTGCATTAGGCGCCCATCCCCCATTATTATTTATATTTTCTATATAGTTAGTCCCTGCCACACCACCGTAAGCTATTTCACTTCCTGAACTATCATAGTATTTAATATACATTCTATATAGTTGGCTGTCAAAATTACTATTATCATTTAAAAAAGCAACTGTGTGATAGTCAGCTTCTTGTATGTAGTTAATATATCCACTAACACTATAATCTCCTGCACTTGTTTCTACATCACTTAAAAATCTATCTGTACTACTATTACAATTAAAAACATTAAAAGCATCAGATTGCACATAATCAGAATCCGTGCTTCTAGCAGTCATTAAAGGTAATGATGCTTGTAAATAATATAAAGTATCATTTACGCTAGGCGTTGTATCTTCAGCAGGAATAGCAGAAGCAGTAGAACTATATTGTTGATATGCTTTTACATAAATAGTTTGTATCTGTGTGCCGTCAGTAGTATTATCTCCATTTTTACTATAAGGTTTAGATGCTGTATTAGCACCTACTTTATGTATTGTTCTAAATGGTTGTCCAGAATCATTTTGGTCGAATACAGTATCTGTCAAAACGCTATTAGCAATATCTCTTAAATCAAAAAATGCTCTAGCTTCATTAGCAGCAACATCAGGACTATATCCGTTTCTTCTTTGTTTTATTTTACCTAGTAATGTTCCTGAAGCATCATCTAATCTAACCTCTAGTATTAATTTAAAATAGAATAGACCACTAATGTCATCTTGATATACCATATATCCTATTAATGGTGTCCAGTTAGTAATAACAGGAACTTTAGAAGTTGTGTTTACTGGTTTCTGTACAAATGATATACTGCCTAATGCCATATTCTAATCTTTTAATGTTTGCTCTAATGCTAATTCTAAATCATCAGCAAAAGATTTTACTATATTGTCTGTTTGTTTTTTTAATTGTTGTGTAAATGGTCTGCTAAAAAACTGTGTTCTTTCAAGTCCTCTTTGAAATATAGAACGCTGTATTAAGAACGCTAAACTTTTTCTAGCTATAAATCTACCTGACTCATCTCTTGCTGCTCTTAATGGTTTGCTAACTATCCATTTATCTATAAATCTTCTAGGTGGCATTTTAGTAGAATACTTAAATGGACTGCCTTGTCCTCTTGCTCTGCCTGAACCTTTAAATCCACCTGCACCTCTTACACCTTCATCTACAAATTGCCAATAATCTTCTGCTCCGCCAAATTCAAATTCTAATGTAACAGAATCCTTAGATGCAGTTACTAAATAATCAAAATCATTAAATAGAGTATTAGGACTTGTAGTTTTTTTCTTACGTTTAAGAATACCACGTCCTTCCTTAACGACATTGCCACCAAGTTTTTGTAATGATTGTATAGTATTTTTAAATTCCATTATGAATTAGCTGCTATTGGCACAATACACAGATTGTTAGTATTATTTACTTGAACACTTAAATTAGCAGACCATCCTGTTAAAAGGTTATTAAAACGTGCTGTAAAAGGGTCTGCTGTTACAGGAAGATTTAATACTACTTCGCCATCTACCCAAGATGCAGTAACTAAGCTATGTTTAAATTCATTTAAGACATCTTGTATAAGTTCTAGTGTTTCAGAATATGAATCTACTCTACCTATTCTTTGTTTATTAGGAGCAATAGTATAAGTATTTTCTGAACCTACTTCTTCATTAATCATATCCATAGCATATATTGTAAAGTTATACGTCAATACACCTTGCTCTATAACTGCTTGTCCTGGCTCTGCATATAGTATAGGATAACTATCAGCACCTAATTTATTTATATCTACTTCATCCATCATTCCTGAATGAAAAGACTTAATTACTAAATGCTTACTTGCTATGGTTTCTAAATATCCTACTACGTTTCTAAAAGTTATCATAGTTACTTCTTTGTTTATTATTATAATCTTGACTAAAAGCCAAATAAGTCAGCACCTCTAATATAGGTAGCTGTGTAATCTTCTCTATATCTAGTATTGAATTAGATAAGCTGTAAAGGACATTATACCATCCCCATTTACTTTGCATACTTACGCCTTTTGCACTCTCTTTTCCTGTGCTTTCAAATAACGCTGCGAAGTCCTCGCCAATACGCTTCCTAAAGTCAAAAAAAAACCTAGCGAACTTAATGCTATGTTCATAGGACATTCTTTAAACAGTTCTTCCTTGAATTGGTCAGGGTCATAACTTTCTATAGCATAGCGTTCTCCACGTTTAAAAGTAATTACCCTATATAGTATACTCATAATAATATGAAGATTCTCTATAGGATTTTTACAGTATGCTTCTAAATCAATATATTCTCCTGTGCTTAACTTACTAAGGTTAGGCACAAAGCCATATTCTGTATTGTTAAATTTAAATACCTTTTTAAAATCTTCTTCTTTTGGCTCTGTGTCTATCATCTTTTTTATTATAGACATAATCTCTAATAAATCACTGTAAGCCATTTTCTTAACTACAAAGGGTGTGGTGTTACATAATAGAGCCAAGCTCTTAATAACTTTATTTTTTTCAGTTCCTTTACCCTCTTGTATTTTCACATACTTTTGATAAGTGTCTATTGTTATGTCAGACCAATTATCAGGTATTGTTAATTTAACCTCTTTCATTACTAATAAATATAAAATATTATTATTTGTTTTTACGATATATAATACTTGCCTGAATAAGACACCATCAACTTGTTTAATGCTACATATCTTACTGCATCTACAGCATGGTTAAAAGCATCTATTGGCTTGTTTGTTATTTCACTATTCTTGTTCTTTATCCACTTATAATTCCTAAATTCTTTAATTGCATTAACACTACGTTTGGTTATATTTAGCTTGTGTCTTTTTAGAACGTCTATTCCAATACGTATACTGTCTGCACCTTTCTTAGCAGGTTTTATATTAATGCCACCCATTCTGTATATTTCTTCTATAGATTTAGGTTCTGCACTATCAGCATATATCTCTATACTTCTATCTATTCCTAATTGTTTAATCTTATGTGCTATGTCTTGATTGGTTAATCCTTTTTCATAGATTAATTCATCAATATATAAATCTAAATCGTGCTTATATACTTTTACTAATGATGTGGGGTCTGCTGAGAATCCGAAATCTAATCCTAATGCAATCTCTTTAGCATTTTCAGGAATATCATCTACTATATTAAATACCGGGAAAATGGTTTCAGAAGCTACCCCGCGTTGCCCTTCGCCAAAGACCCGGTATAAATTTTCATCTACTTCTTTTAATCTTTCTATTTCTGCTATTGTTGATTGTTCTAAAAATGGATTGTCTTTATATGTAGATATATGAAAATCCACATCATCTCTATCTGCATCTATAATTTGTGTGTATAACCAGTGATACTGCTCTGAAGGATTAAAGTCAATAATAATCTTGTATGTTGTTCTTAATGCTAATTGTGTGTATTCTTCAAATCCAAACTCGTTACATTCATTAAGGAATAACACATCCCTTTTTCTACCTCTCACACGTTGTGGTTGGTCGACTGATATAAACTCTACATTATTACCGTATAGATGATATAATGAGTTAGACTTATTATGTAACCTTTCATCATACAAGTTTTCTTTTTTAAGGATTTCAAAAAAATCTCGCATAGAAGTGCCGCGTAATGCAGGGAATGTTTTACGTGCTATTGTAATATATAATCCTTTGCCTTTATTCTTATAAGCAAACTCAATTAATCCTAATAGAATAGAATATGTCTTACCACTTCTTGTACCTCCCTGTAGAACACAAATTCTCTTAGTAGATTGTTTTAAGTCATAATATGGTTTAGCTTGTTTCGTCATCATCATTAATCCAAGATGGTGGAGCTGCACTTACATTAACATTTTGGTCAGGCAATCCCTCTATCCTATCTAGGATTTCTTTTATTGCTTTTAGCTTTTCGTTATTGTTACTATCCTTATGGAAAGCTATTTGTATTAACATCTTAGCTATAGGACTTCCAAAGTCGCCCTCTCCACCCATATTAGTATCTTGTGTTGATAGTAATTCTTTTAATACTGTAGCTACATTTCTACGTCCTTTTGGTCTACCATTCTTCTTAGGTTGATTAGTAGAACTGAACTGTGTTGCTTTATTTGGAAATTTATTCATTGATTCCGTTTTTAAACCGTTATACCTTTTTTGCCTTTTGTCCTGTAAACTGTTCCCATCTTTCTAATGTTTTGTCGCAATAATCATTGTCTAATTCCATTCCAACAAACTCTTTTATTTTATGTTTAATACTTGCAATTAAGCTTGAACCACTACCTAAATGAGTATCTATAATTTTAAAATCTTTTTCTGCATATTCTTCTAATAACCATTTGTAAATTTGAACAGGTTTTTGTGTTGGGTGTATTTTTTTTTCTTTATCAGGATTGTTTAAATATCCAAACCCAATCCAATCATAAGTAAACTTAATTAATCTTTTATCAAAACTTGTGTATGCTAACTCCCCATCAGAAAAGTTCTTATTGTTTTTATTAGTTATTTTTTTGTCCCAATATATCCAACCCCTGCTAACAGGTAGTTTATCTGTAAAGTAATTGCCGCCCCAAATTATCTGATTTTTAGATATTCTTATAAGTTCATCAAAGTATTCTTTTTTTGGTGTTTCATTATCCCAATCTTTTTTTAAATGGTTTTGTTTATTTGAAAAGGTTTTTGCCTTTCCACCTTTTCCTTTTACTGTTGTTTCGCCATCAAAATTTATACCATAAGGCGGGTCTATTATTGCAAGGTCAAAATAATTATCTTCATATTGTTTCATTAAGTCCATATTATCACCACACATCAATCTGTGTTTTCCTAATTGCCAAACATCACCTAATTTAACTCTACTTTCTTTTACTTCTGGTATATGGTCGTCCTCTGTATTGCCCTCTGTGATTTTATCTATATTAATATCAAGGTCAATATGCTTAAATCCCCAATCCGTAAGCTCTTCTATATCAAACTCGTTAGCCAATATATCCATATCAAAGTCCCCTGTGTTTTTATTCAATCTAATGTTTAATTCTCTTTCTTCTTCTTTTGATAAGTCTAGCATTACACACTCAACCTCTACATATTTAAGTTCCTTACAAACTTTCAATCGTTGATGTCCACCTATTACAGTATTATCTTTGTTTACTATTATAGGGTCTACTAATCCAAACTTTTTAATTGATTCTTTTAAGTCCTTATATTGTTTACTGCTAATCTGTCTGGGATTGTATGATGCAGGGTTTAGGTTTTTTAGTAATTTACTTTCTATTTTCATATCGTTTCATTGTTTTATTGTATTCTATCATAGCATATATTTGATGACACACATTTTCTAAATGTTTTATTTTGCAGAACATATTAAACATTCTATCTGCTTCTGCTTTGTTGTGGCAATCTCTACACAGTCCCATTAGATTCTCTATGTAATCTTTATTCTTTGAGCCACCCATAGCTCTTCTTTCTAAATGATGAATATCAACAGCTCTATCTTGCTGACACATTTCACACATTACGAAGTCCTGTTCTCCATAATCAAAAAAGTCCATATATACCTTAGTATGCTTCTTCAACTTTTTCTTTTTTATTTATTAAATATAATTCATCTTTTAATGATGATACTATGAAAGTACCATTACAATAGTGGCATTTACCTTTTTCAATAGGACATATCCTAACACATCTAAGGCAGAATCTAAATATCTGTTCCATTGTCATTTATTTTACAACTGTTCTTATATACCTTTTCTAATTTAGCTAATGTTTCTTTAACACAGCTTCCACAGCTACTAGCTTTCTTATTAGCATTAAATACTTTATTATATAGCTTTACCATAATATCCTGGTCTTGTCCGTTTATTCTGCCACCCTTTATTCTAGGCAGCACCGATTCATATATAGATAATTCATCTTCTGTAAATGGTCTAGCATAAGGGAACATTTGATTTAATTTCTTCTTACGTTCTTCACATCCACAATCATCTCCTAGTATCTTCTTAGCTACTTTGTCTATTCCTGTAGCTTTTAATGCTTTTTCTATTGAATCTCCGAGTCCTTTACTTTTTGTCATTTTTTAATTTTTTTAATATGTCATCTTTAACTTTTTTATTATCTATCATATCTAGTAACTTGTGTATAGAATAACTTGCTGCTTCATTGATTTTTAAATCAAATCCTTCTTTAGTTCCTAATACATAAGTTTTTCCCTTTTCATCAGAAAATGATACAATATCATACTTTTTAATTAAGTCGGTATTTGCGTTTTTTATAGCTCTTATTATTCTACTCTTTTTCATTTAATAAATACTTTTTTACGTTAGTGATTGCTTTATGTAGAGTGTTTCTGTTTATCTTAGTTTCTTTCTGCATTTGGTTTAAACTAAAACCCTCTCTATAATATATTTTAAATACTTCTGCATCAAACCAATATAGGTCTTTTAGCTTTTCTTCTATCCACTCTAGACGTTCTTCTATTTCTTGTTTTTCCTTTATATTGTATTGTGTGTTGTCAGCAGATAAACATTCTATTGTTGTAGTAGTATGATATTCGTAGTATTTTTTATACTTATAATAGTATCTGCTTGTCTTAGAATGGTATTGGTTAATCATAACTCTAACCACATAAAACGTCATTTGATTCTTTGTAATTATTTCGTCAATTCTATCTTGGTCGCATTTATAAAGTTCTTCTATTACAAAACTAAACAAGTCGTCATTACCTTTACCACTCGTGATATTGTAAGCCATATCTTTTAGCTTATGGTAATTTTCAATAAGATACTTGTTTAACATACTTTGATGACTGAGGGCATATTCATCTGCTTCATTAAGTTATATTCTGTAACATTTAATTTAGATATTTCTATCTCTGCTATATTTTCAAATCTTTGCTGTAGTTTCTTATAAATATATTTTAATATATTTTTATCTTTTTTCAAATCTCGTAATATAAAACTAAGTTCAGCACCACTATCAAATAAAATTATAAACACCCAGTTGTTAGTATCTGTGTAATCCCAGTGTAATCTCTCGTGCCTTGTATTAAAAAATGTAGGTTTAACTTTCATTTTATCATTCCCTCTAAATAACGATTAATAAGTGCTAACGATTCATCTATTCCTGTACATATTTCTGCTTTATATCCTCTATCTCTTAATTGGTCACGCCACCACCTCTGCTCATTAGTTGCTTTATTATAACCAACTTTTAATTCTATAGCTAATCCACAGTATAATTTATCATCTATTTTAGAAATTTCGTAGATAAACAAATCAGGGAATCCACGTTTATATCCACTCTTTTTAGCTTTTATTCTTTGTGACATATGGACTTGATACTGTCCACCCATAGAGCCACAGTATAATACGTTATGCAGGTCTAAGTATTTACATACTGCTTTTTGTAATTGATATTCTTTCATAATAATTTCATTTGTGCTGTTTTTTGTTTTATCCTTTTAATACTGTCATTGTAGTATTCTGTGTCTATCTCAATACCTACAAACTCTTTACACGCATAATAAAAAGAAGCTATAGCACTTGAGCCACTACCTAAATGAGTATCTAAAATTTTATCATTTTTATTAGAATAATTATCTAATAAAAAATTATACAATCTAATAGGTTTTTGTGTGGGATGAATTGCACCATCTAATTTTATATCGCATCTATTAATTTTTACTTGTCTTGTAGCTTTTTGAAAACTTGTGTATGCAATTTCGCCATCCGACATTGATAATCCATTTTGTCCTTTAAACCAAAACACCCAGCCCATTGTTCCTTTATTTAAATACTTGACAAAATAATTTGCACCCCAAATAATTTGATTTTTTGATACTCTAAATAATTCTGTAAAGTACTCTTTACTTGGAATTTCATTATCCCAATTTTTTTTTTTATAATTTTTAAAACCCAAGTGGCTTGGAGTTCCCCCAGATTGTTGAATTTTTATTCCATAAGGCGGGTCAACTATTGCTAAGTCAAAATAATTATCTTTATATTCTTTCATTATATCCATGCAATCAGCATTAATTAATTTAAGATTTTTGTGATTATATTCTTTCATAAGTTACATTTCATCTTTTTTTATTCCAAACTATTCCTGCTGTAGGTGTATATTTAGATGTCCATCCTAAGCTCTTTAAGTGTAATTCGTATTCCTTTTGTTTTTCTGTATCTAGCTTTTTGTATATATAAGCATCATAGAAATCAGGGAACTTACTCTTAGGCGTTTTATTAAATGATGAATTTGCCCATCTTGACAAACGTCTAGATAGATGCCAAGTTCTTTCTAACTCAAACCTCATCTTGCTTTGTGATTTATTTGGCTCAGTCCAATAATCTATAAATGCCTTTTTATCTTCATTACTAACATCCTCTATTGATTGTACGGAATTTTTAAATTCCGCTAATCTATCTTCTATTGTTTTATTTACTTTACTTTTACTTATACTATTACTCTTATTTACTTTACTAGCATTGCGGTCGCTATGCGGTTGCATTGCAGTCGCATTACTCCACCTTTTAGAAGCGTTCTCTTTAGCTTTATTTGACTTACTGTTTATCTCTTGTATATGGTCGTTTAATCTTCTAGAATAAAAACAACCATCTTCTAATACAAATAAATCAAAATCTTCTATAACTTGTTTTAATATATGCTCATCACATTGTAAGCCATAAGCTAACGGCTCGTAGTCATTTACACATAGTTTATTCTCCTCTACAAATAAAAGCTCTAATACTGCCCAGAATATACCGTATCCTTCATATCCTAGTTTGCTACGCATCTTAATTATTCTGTAATCGTTTCTAGCTATTGAATCGTGATTGAAATAAGTTTTTTTCATAAGTTAAGTTTTAAAAAGATAGGACTTGTGCAAAAGGAATATAAACATATAAAACAAGAAAGAAAAACACAAGCCCTATCGGAATTAATTAAAATGGGGGATTATCTACTAAGTTAGCAATTTCTTGCTCAACTATAATATCCTTTACATTTAAAGTATTAAAAAATTTATTCTTCCACTCATTTGATTTGATATAAAATTCTATTGTAACAAATCTATCTACCTTAACTTTATCTATATGCAAATTTATTTTTGTTTCTCCAAAAATCTCAAACTGATGTTTGTGGTTAAAACCACTATCTGTTTCTTCTATAGTAATAAGCATTTTTTCTGCGTTATCACCATTTTTTAAAGTTAATTGTTCTATTTCTTTCTTTAAAATTTTACCTCTTATTTTATACATATCTATTTATTTTATTAATTATTATTACGTTTAAAGTCATCTGCTTCCATCTCTCCAAATACATTATTCTCATAAAATCCTGCTAACTTTAAACACGCTCTACTCATAGCTCTTTTTTCTGCCATAGCTATAGGATAAGAATTTTGATTATTCATAGGTGCTGCTTCGCCAAAAGTTTCAATAACTTTATCTCCCATTTTGGCAGTAGCTTTTATTATTACACATTTAGTATCTAAAGAATTATAAATCAAATTATATTTAATTTGTATATCATTAGATGCCTGTATCTTATCTATACCACTTCTTGTGATTATAGTATAAAATTTGTGTTTAAAATAATCTTCATCAGTTAAATTATTTTCTATAAATAATCTATTTAGTATTTCTTGTTTTGTTTCCTTCATACTATTCATCATTTAAATTTAATATATCACTTAATCTATCGTATTCATCTAATCTAAATGAGCCGATATTTTTAAGCTTTGACAACATTGTTGGATAACTCATACCCATAGCTTCAGCGAGTTCTAACTTATTAACCTTACGGCTAAACATAGCAAACTCTATAGCTTGTTTACGTTTTTTATTCATAATTATACATTTAAAATTATAGCACAATAATAGTAAATAAATTTCATATACAAATAAATTAATTTAATAGTTATTAACATTCGTATTGTTAATAAATAAAAAGAATAGTTAATTTAATATAAAGATTATTTTACATATATTTGTTGTATTAATTTAAAAAACATATAAAAATGAATAAAGATATTATACAGTTAGCTTTACAATCTCTAAAAGTTTCTTTAATGAAACAAAGGATAGATGATAGAAATAAGGGCTATGAGGATTTAACTTCTAAATTATTAGAAGAAGTTATAGAGCATCAAAAAGAATTAGATGAAATAGAAACACCTAACGTAATTAAATTATATAGTAATGAATAAAACAATTAATTTTAAATATATAAATACCTCTACTAAAGAGGGATTAAAAGAAGCTATAGATTTCCAAGTAAAAAATCCAGATTGGAAACGAATAACAGACAGCTTAGCATTAACTTGGATTTATGAAAAAACAGAATAGTATTATGAATAATTTTAATTTTAAATGGGGTACTCACAAACAGATTTTGTATGATTACCTAAATGCAGGAAACACAATTACAACTAGAGATGCTATGATAGATTTGGGAATAGGGGACTTACAAGGCGTTATAAGGGATTTAAAGAAGGAAGGTGTATATATAGAAACCACAGACAAGAAAGTCCCTACAAGGTACTCTAAAAAGGACGGTAGCACTAAGTATGCTCATATAAAGGAATATGCTCTTAGTAAAGTGGGATGTAATGTTGATACTTATAATTTAAAGACAGATGAAGAACAAAAGGATTGGCAAGAGTTTTTAAAGACACCAATACCACAGAAAGGGATAGAAGATATGAAAAATAGGCATCAAGAAACCCATAGTGGAACGTGGTCTGGTAGTGGTATTGACGCAGGAACGGTATCCACTTTAAGAGAAAAGATAGAAAGAACTAGATAATAAAAAGGGACATAGAGAACTAAATGAGGGAAGGCGATGACCTTTTATTAAATCCCTCCTATGTCCCCCTCTATTATTTTAATTTCTTTATCAACTCTTTGAACTGTTCTCTCATACTTTTAATATCATAAACTTTCTTTTGTTTATCATTGTAAGTATAATAAGCACCGAGTTCAATTTTTTCTTGGTAAATATGTTTGCCCATATATACAATTTAGTTATAACTCCATTAACAAATTTATAGGTAATTTTCCGTTATTCAAAACAACGGCACAACCTATTGCAGGTTTTTTACCATATTTAGCATAAGCCATAGCATAACTTTCGTGGTCTATCCCACAGCCAACCTGCATACCAAATACTCTAAAATTTTGTCCAACATAATGTTCGCAATAACTTTGGACGTGGAGATGTCCTTGTACTGTATTCATCATATCAGCTCTACATTTTGTTCTAGCAGTTCCACCTTCTCCATGCAAATACTGAACACCGTCTTTTTCATATCTTTCTACAAAATTCCAACCAGGAACTTCTAATACCTCTTTATATGATTTAATCCATTTACTAGGAATAGCAGAAGTTTGTCCTTTTCTGAATATCATTCTATCGTGATTTCCGATGATTACAGTAGCTTTAGGAAATGCTTTATACCAACGAGATATTCTTTTAATAGAAAGCTCTAGCTCATCAGCTCCTCCCATTCCATCTGCATTAGTTTCGTGATATGAAGCATAATGATTATCTATTACATCTCCAATAAATACAACTTCGCTACAATCAAAATCGTCATATTTAGAGATACAAAAATCAAGGTATTTATCTAGGCAAAATGGCTCGTGTAAATCGCCAATAACTAGAACGTTATTTAATCCGTTGCCTTCAGATTGGCGTATATCTTTTATTAAGTCATGCTCTGACTTGGTTAATCTAAGCCGATATTCTTTTAATTGTTTAATACTATTTCTTTTTGTTATTACTAGAACCACCGAAGAAAAAATCTACGATAGTATTTACTTTGGCACTCATAGCACCGAATATGGTAGATATGAAAGATATTTCAAATTCTCCTAAATTTAAATCCCCTAAAACAAAATATCTAAACATAACAAAACTTAAAGCAAAATATGCTAAAGTAAAAATAGTAGCTAGTATTTTCTGAACACCACTATCGGTACTATACATACTTCTAGCTGATTTTCTATCTTCTACTTCTAACTCAAACATTTCTTTCTTGTGAGTTTTAATCAGCTGCTTCAAGTTAATATCTAATTGTTTACGTTCTTCATCACTTGTCACAACATTATCAACAATTTTATTAACAGAATTTAAAAAATCTCCACCTAATAATTTATTTAAAATGCTCATATTGTATTGTATTTAATTAAAGGTCTGTATTTTGTTTTGTTATTATCATCTTTATAAGCTACTAATACCTGCCTTCTATTGTCAGTTATTTTATAGCTTAAATGAATCCAAGCAGGACTAGTAGGGTCGCTTGTTGCTGTGCTATCCCCAAATTCCAATATACACTGGTCAAAGTCAATATCTAAATCTATTAATGCTTGGTATATCATTAAGTTATCCATACGTCCTCTTTTGACGTATTGAATGTCTACTGCTTCGCATTTAGTATGCTGTGATTTATTGCTACCACCAATAGCAGTATTTAATTGTGGTGACCTATAGCCACTTGTAATCCTCAAAGCTCCAATACGGTCACGTAGTAACTGGAGGACTGAAGTGGCTAATATAGTCAGTTTCATTATTCCCTCTTTAGAGGGTGTGTTATCTATTCCTAATCTTAATGCTGTGTTAGATTTTATTAGCTCTTGTAGTGTAAAGTTTTTTGATAATTTCATTCAAATTTAGCTAAGTGAATCTTCTCTATTTCTTTTTGTATTTCCTTTCTTGTTGCCTCTAATTGCATCATTATATTAGCTTCAAATCTAGTAATCTCATTACCGTTGTCAAATATAATAATAGTAGGAACAGAAAGGATTTTGTGTTTGTCTTTTAGTTCAGGACTGTCGCATATAACCACGTCTGATTTTTCACAGTCATTTAGCTCGTCTATATTAAAGCTGTTTTCTGAGTTCCATTCACTATTAAAATGAATCACAGATACTTGAGACACACACAAACCTACAGCAAAAAAGAATAATGCTATTAAGATTTGTAATATATAACCTAAATTCATAGTTACTTTTTTAAGTTATAAAGTCGGCTGTCTATAGTGTTTAATTTATCCTCTATAGCGTCTAACTTTTTACTATTGCCCATTATAGTAGTACGCACTAATTCGTCTTTCAGTTCGTATTCTTTAGCATTTACCCAGTTGCCCTTTTCAAGAGCTTTTTTGTTTTCTTCAATATCTGCTTTAAGAGTAAAATAGCTACCTGATACTGATACTGCCATAGCTATTACTATGCCAATAGTTTTTAAATCTAAAGTTAATTCCGACTTTTCACTTATTTTCATCTCTTACAATCTTTACGGTCTGCTAATCCTTGAGCTACTATAAGACCTAAAGCTAATATGATTATGTTATTAACTTCTTGGTCATTTATTCCTATGCTATCAGAAAAAAGCAATAAAGCTAATGCTCCAAAAGCATACCAAAATTTTTTACTTGCTGTGATTTTTTTTACAATTTCCATATTTAATCTATTTTAAATTTGATTTCACCATTTTCTATATAAATCCCATTTGGCTTTCTAATTTCATTACCCATAAGATTATATAGGTTATTATTTAATTTACTGTTGTCAAGTTCCATAATAGCTGTATTGCATGGCAATCCTGTAAGGCAGTCCAAATACTCAGTTATTATAAACTCAACGTATTCTATTTCAACTACTGTATCATACACAATAGTATCAACATATTCTATTACGTCTATATACATAGTGTCTAGCACTTCTGCATATACCGTATCAGTTATATATATATATTCAGGCACTAATGTTTCTATCTCTAGCGTATCTATTAAGATTTGAGTTAGATATTCTGTCTGTATTATTGTGTCAAAAATTATTTCATATTGTATTATAGGAATCTCTACAAATACAGTATCACAAGTTTCTCCATACGCATTACAATCCGCTAATGTCGTAGGTACTGCGTTATCTTCATCTGCACCATCAACACAATCACTCCAACCGTCATTAAGGTAAAATACACCATTAAGACCATTAGGGACACAACCCAGTGGACTGTACGAAGTCCAGTTGCTTTCATCATCTCCACAATAAAAACCGCCTTGCTCGGCACATAATTCACAATTTGATTGACTAAACGCATAACCTGATAATAATAAAAATAATAATAATAATTTTTTCATACTTAAAATACTAAATAATTAAACCCAAATTTTGACTCGTATAATGGCTTATCCCAATATCTTTGATGAGTCCCTTCTATAAATACTCCTAAATGTTTTGTGACTCTATAACCTAATATCATTCCTGAGTCCCAATCTAGCTTATTTAAGCCATCTCCATACTCAAAGGAATAATCATCTAATCCATAATGAAAAGGCATTACATTTGCCCATATATGTAGCCAAAACTTAGGATTGTAGCTATAGTAAGCCACCCCAAACACCGCAGAAAGCTCATTTTGTGACCCTAGAGCTTCTAACTCCCTTTCGTTGAACTCTGCTATAGCTTGACCAAAATAATGCTTGTAGAACTCATCATTTGACGTCGCTATCACTTCGCCCTCTTTATACCAGTGCCATCTGCCATTAACAAATTGGCTAGAATATCCAAAGTCAGAAGCTAATTGTTGGAAAGAAGTTTGTCCAGGAATCCAGAAATCTTCTATAGGATTTATTCCATAGGGGTCGTGCATTCTAAAATTAGCACCAATAGTAAAGTCAAAATTACCTTTTTTTATTCTATATCTAGAATCTATTGAATTGTACCTTAAATCTACTCGTTGATTGTCAGTATATTGTATTTTAGTTACGCATCTGTTTCCAAGATATCTAAGCCAAAAGTTCTGCTCAGTAAACTTATCGGAACGATTACGTATAAATGAATAATTAAGCAAATACTCCCAACCATTAGAATTACCAATAGTAACATTATCTGCAACAGCTTTTTCAGTTCCATAATACCAGGTTTTTACTTTATACTCATAATCAAATCTAGCAATCTTACGAATACCTATAGTTAGGTTATAGTCATAAGGATTTACTTGTGTTATATCTTCGTATCCTTTAGCGATTGCTTGATAATCTTCTGCTTCAATCATAGAAGTATTCATGCTCATAGAAGTATAAAATGTAGAATACTTAAAAAAGCCACCTTGACTAAAGGTTAAAAAAGGTAATAATAAGAATAGATATTTTATCATAGTTTTATAATTGTATGAGCTATATGAACAACAGCAGTAAAATCAGCAGTTATTGGAAGGTTTGCTTTTACTTTCCAAGGTTGATTATCTGCAACACTCGTACCTTTAGGTAAAGGTATAGCATACAAAGTTCTACTAGTTGCTGCATTAAGCATAAAATTCTCAAGAAAATAAGAATAGTTGCCGGGTGGGGGGAAAAAAGAAGGTGTGCCATAAGCAAATAAAAGGTCTCTTCCGCTTGTTTCTGTAGTAGTACCATAGATGCCATCAACCAAAATGCTGTGAATCATAATAGAATAACCACTACCAGGAGCAGCAATTAACTCTATAGCAGTAGCATGTAATGCTTGTATTTGTGCAGAAGATAAAGAAACTGATTTTACAGTAAATACATTTTTAGCTTCTATTTTTTTACTTGTACCTGATGCCGACCCTGTAGTATCAGAAGCATCTACCACCATTAATAAATCATCACTTGCTGGTTGCTGTGCTAGTCCTGATTTGTCGGTTAATCTTTGTCCTGCCATTGTTTAACTTTTTAATATAATTTTTTAACTTTTTAAAATTTTCCAAGCTACTTGGATATGTTCTTCTCTTAACAGTCATAAGTAGTAATATTTGCTCCTTGTAGAAAACTCTTTACCCTATTACTTACTGGTGCTATATCAAGATTTAGCCCTGCATAATAATTACGTACCGTAGGACTCATTTCTCCTGCATCATTATTACTAGCATATTCAGGAAAAGCACTACTGCCTTTGTCTGTTAAGTAATCTATTAATCTTTGTCTATAAAACTGTGCAGCATCTTCAGCAGTAGCCATTAAAGGTTTTATATCGTCATAAGTAGCACTAGAAGATTGTTCTGTTGCACCCATTACTACAACTGCATTATTAACAAAACGTAACCTTAAATAAGGTGCTAGTTGAGCAAATGCAAACTGCACTAATGCAGGTTGTATATAAGTTTCCATTAAGGTCTTATAATCGCCTGTAAGAGTACCTCCATTTATTTTAGTTTTAAGAGCTTCATATAAATCAGTTCCAAGAACAGGTAAAATTTTCATATCCTGTGCTAATAGAATATAAGGCATTATAAGGTTGTCATCTACTGAGCCACCTAAAGCCGTATCTTTTTTTAATCTTGTTGCTGATATGAATAATGTATGTTGTATTGCCATATTTAAACGTCTTTAGCTTTTGAATAATCTAGTGATTTAGTTTTACCTCTATTATCTGTAACTACTGCCTTAGTTTTTAAAGATTGATACGCCTGTGTTACTGGCTCAGGTGCTAATTTTGATACATCCATAACAAAATCAAACTCTACTGTATCAATAGGGTCAAATCCTTGTCGCCTTGCCATATCATTATAATAAACTTCTGCATAAGCAGTAGCAGAGGTTGTTTTTCTTACGTTATAAATTATTTTATATATACGGTGGTATGCCTGTTTAGATTCTACACCGTGTGAACTTGTATATGCTATTTCTAATGCCATAATTTTATTTTATTTTCTACCTGGATATTTCCACCAATTATTACTTGCGTTTGCTGCTTGAACTGCGTCCTTTATTCCTCTTGGTTTTGGCTCGTAAGTTTTAGGTATTGATGATGTTTTTTTATAGTCATCTAATCCTTGTCCTTCTTTTAGCTCACTACCTGCTTTAAGGCGATATAAAACTATCTTCCAGGCGTGGGTACACCAAATTCCTCCTTTGAACTTGAAAAGGTCATACTTTCTACCTTTATGTCCTAGTTGTTTATTAACACCTGCTCTACTAGCTGCGTCAATATCTTCTAATCTATATACAGTTCCTTCTCCTGATAATCTCATCATATTTCTACAAAACAATCTTGATGTTCCTGTTTTAGTTTTTCTTTTACTCTTTTTAAAATACTTAAATCGTATTTTGTAATATGATTTATCTAAATAACTAAAGCCGTCAGGTTTTGCTGATATTTCATCTGCAAACTCTTTTTTTTCTTTAGGCATTATAAATGTATCTGCCCAATCCTCGTAGTCATCTACATAATCTTGCTCATCTACTACTTCCCATTCATCTAAATCTATCTTTTCTCCTTTTAAAGCGTTAAATACATCATCAAATTCGTCATCTGATAAGTCAGCTCTAACGCCCTCTATTTCTTTAACTTTTTTTTTTGCCCAACTTTGTCCTGCATCACCTCCCCATAATGCCCAAGCTATTCTACCTGCACTTGGATATCCTTCTTCTCCAGGATTAAAACCTTCAGCTTGTTTATCTACTTCGTGCCTTGCAAAAAAACTGTTCATACGAGAGATAGTGTCTAAACTAAGATTGTCACCGTTTTTTATGTTTGTGGCTCTAGCTACTGCTACTTGTGTTCCCCCTCTATCATATTCTCTACGCCATTCTAAACCCCTAATAGCTTCTTCTACCATTCCCTTAGTAGGTTTAGTGTCTATATCTTGTAAGTCCTTAAATTCGTGCTTTAATTCTTCTGTATTTATATCTTCTTTTGTAACACCTTCTTTTTCTTGGTCCTCCTCTGATTGTGTCTTAGTAACTTCTAAATCAATAAAATCAGCAGGTTTAAGCGATTTAAAGTACAAATCAAGGTTTATGTCATTTACCTTAAATATCTTCTCTAAACCCTTTAAAAGCGTGTTTTGGAAGGGAACGACCACAGTATTGTTAAATAAACTGTAAGCATCTCGCAATTCATCAGCATTATTGCCTAAACCACCACCCGTATCAGTTCTGATTCCAAAAAGGATTGGACTCACCACACGATGTCCCGCGAGTATATTTGCAACTGCACTTTTCTGCATTTCTACCCAAGCATTCTGTGCATCATTCATTTGGATAGGTTCTATAATAGGTGCAGTTTCTTTACCGTCATTAAAAGTAATAAGTATTTTACCTGCATTACCACTACCTGCAAATTTAGCGTTTAATTGTCTTTCTATAGTTCTTCTTTCTTCTTCAGTAGGTATACCGTTAGAAAAGCCAACGTGCATACTAGGAGTCATTCCTGACGTTATATTAGATAAGTGAAACTGAGCTATTTCTAATTCCATTTGAATCCAATCAGTAGCAGCTACATAATCAGGAGCAAAGCCATAGAATAAAGCAGGGTTTTTATCTCTAATCATTAGAATCTGACTAGCTTGTGTTCTATCTTCTGTATTAAATGCAGGATATGCTCTTGGCTTGTATTCTGCTTTTCTTGTTTTAGACCAATCAGCAGAGTAGTAGTAGTGTCGTATTTCTCCATCTATCATTTTACCACTGCGGATATATTGAGCAGGGATATGTAACATTTTAGCTATCTTACTTCTATCCCTAGACCAAATAACATTAACATAACAACCTCCAAATAGCTTTAAATCCATTGCTAGGTCTTTTAATACATCATCATCAGAATTATGTAACAGCTCTGTAAGTCGTAAATAAGACTCTTTAGTGTCTGTGGTTTCATCAACATTAGTAGCAGCTAATCCTTCGCCATATATCATAGCACCTATTGACTTAATTAAAGCACCATTAATAGCACTTCCTAAGAATAGGTCTAGTAGATAATTGGGATAAAGGTTGTCTTGTCCGAAATTTACCCAATCATTCTTAGTATCTTCTACTAAGTGTGGGATATTATAGTGGCTTAATTTTACTAAATCTAAATTCATAATTATATTGTTACATAAACGCTTTCTGTGTCTGCGTCATTAGTTGTGTATTCTGAGTATGTTACCGATTCTGCACCTGTACCACCTTTTACATTAAATAATCCTGTATATAATCTTGTTAATCCTGTTTTATCAAGATTAGTGTCAGAAGTGTTTTGATATATTTCTAAATCATAAAACCCTAAAGGATAATCTGTATCTCCTATAAATATATGTTGTGCTGTTAAATTTTCTTCTGCTTGACTTTTTACCATTGCCCATAAAAAACCTGCTGCTCTAGGATAAAGAGTTTGAACAACAACAGGCACAAAAGCTTTTTCTTTTCCTGTTAATTGGCTTGTTAAAACCCATAATGGCTTATAGGTTACTGTGCTTTTAGTTATATCATAGATATTTACATAACTAGCAAAAACAGGACTACTTGCTCCATATCTCAAAGTCTGAATCATTGTTCTATAAAGTATTTATTAATAAATTCAGGATTCTGTTCTGCAAATACTTTTAAAGCATCACTATCAAAAGTATTTATATCTCCTATAATTTTATCTGCGTATTCTGGTTTAATTCGCCAAGCCACTATTTTTCTTCTTTTTAGGTTTTTCTTCTACAAATAAACTATTTCTAACACTCTCGTTCAATCCTTGTATTTGCTTTTGTGTTAATTCATCTAATGGGATATTGATATTATCAACGCTTTTGCCTTCCCATTCTTTTTTAAGTTTCCAAGCCATAGTATTTTATTATAAATATAAAAGTTAGGATATTGTTTTTTAATGTACAAAAAAAGGGGCATAAAACCCCTTTCTTTATCTATTTAGAGTAACGATTAAGTTCCTACAGTAATAGTCAAGTTAGCTTCATCAGCTAATCCATCGAATGGATATTTAGCTGTACCTGCACCTGCACTAGCAGGAAGCTGTATTAAAGCGTTCTTTTCTTCTGCTCCCCATTCTATTGTGTATCCTGTTAAATCTCCTTTAGCAGTTCCAGTAACTACTGTACCACCTGTCACATAACAACCACCGTCTATTCCTAATAAATAAACATTATCGTTAGAATCTTGAACAAAGATTTGACTTCTTGAATAAGCCATAAGTCTTAATTCATTAGTCATATCGTGGTCTATCTTTTGTAAAACTACAGAAAGTGTTTGCTCAAAGAAAGTAGTACCATTAGCGTTGTCAGAATTTATATTAACCGTAAGACTAGAAAGATTCTGTACTAAATCGTATTTAAAGACTTCAACCGTACCACCACAGCATGACCAAGTAGCAAAACCTGCTGTAGTCATTTCAGTAGTATTGATTGTAGCCACAGCAGAGATATTGTTGCTGTATGATTTAGCAATATAAATAGCTTTTAAACCACCTATACTATCTTTACAATCTATCAATCGTCCTCTTGTTATATTACAAGCCATATTATTATATTATTAAAAGGTTAATAAAAGGGGAGTATATTACAACTCCCCATTTAAAGTATCTATTAAGTCCAAACAGATGTAGCAAATACACCGTCTGTTCCTACCGCAGTTTGTACACCCATTGCAAAGTTCATTACAACTCTTACATTATCACTCCCGTCGAATTGATAGGTCGGGATAACACGAGCTTCAGTGGCGTCCGTTGCAAGGTTAGTTCCTACTACAAGGTTTTCAGGATATGTAGCAACGATAGTATCGTTAAACATTCCAGGACAAACATAAATAGGGAAGCCCATATAAGTTAATCCATTAAACTGACCTGCAGCACCTAATTGTTGGAATGTAGTAGCAGAAGCTAATTTTTGAGCATATAAAGCATATGTTTTTTGGTTCATATAAAAACCAAAACCTGGCTTAGATAAAATACCTTCTACAGAAGCAACAACTTTGTCATAAACTGCAGCTAAATCATCTAAGATGTCTGCAGTAGTGATAGCACCGTCTAAATCTACTTCGTGAAAATCTTTCATAGCAGAAGCGTCTGCACCTGTTTCGTCTAAAGAACCATCATCTGATTGAAAACCAACACCAAAAGGAGAAGAACCTTTCCATATCATATTCTCAATATGAGCACCTGCTTTTGCAGCAATAGATGCTAATAAGAAGTCCTCAAATGTTCCTGGAAGATTTCCGTTTCTATCCATATTTTCACCAATCCATGTTGGAAACACAGTTCCTCTACAAATTTCTTCATTAACTTTCATATCAGTTAATGTTAAAACTTGTTCTGTTAGTGAAGTGTCATTTCCTGATGAGAAAGAACAAGCAGCAGCTACTACAGGGTCAGAAACTCCTAAGTTAGATATTACTGCTTTACTATTTAAACCGTCTATTTGTCTTACATATCCTTTTGCAATCGTGTCAGGAGATTTGACTGCAGCAGTCACATAAGGCAAAGCTAATTTACCTGCATAGGTGTTATCAGTCACGGTTATATCAAACTGATACTCTTTACTTAAATTGTAGTTATTATTTGCCATTTTTAAAATTATTTATTGTTAATGTAATATGCTGCCCTCTCTTTAGTAGACAGTTTCTTTAAATCGACAGTAGCACTAAAGTTTTGTCCTTCAGGATTGTATGAAATACCCTCCGCAGCAGGTTCGCCACTTAATTCTACTATCTTACCTTTAAGTTCTTCTATTTGTGTCATAAGTTCCCCTATAACTTCTGAACTCATTTCTGTTTTATCTTCAGATTCTTCTTCAGTTTCTTCTTCAGATTCTTCTTTAGATAATTCAGCAGATGCTTCTACTTTATCAGCTTTTAAGTCAGCTACAGCATCCTCTAAATTTTTGATTCTAATTTCCATTCCTTTCCAATCAGCAACATCAGCTTCTTCAGCTAATTCTTCTTCTTTAGATTCCTCAGCTACTTCTTCAGAAAGTTCTTCCTCAGATGCTTCAACATCTTCAGCTTCTTTTTCTTCGCCTAAGTCAAGGATATCAGAGTTCTCGCCAATAGTTAATTTATTTCCATTTTCCATTGTGTAGCTACCTGCTTCTAACGCAGATGCTTCGCCATCATCAGAGATAGCAAATACTTTAGAGCCAATCATGAATTGCTCATCTTCTGTAGCAACTACACGACCATCATCTAATTTCATTTCAGCGTACATTTTTACGCTATAAGATTTAGGTTCATTTTTCATTTTCAAGATATTTAAAATTTTTTCTATTGTTCCCATAACATTAATAAATATAAAGGTGTTTAAATTGTTTATTTCTTTAGCGTTTTACTGTCCTATTTTTGATGGCTGAACAGACTTTAGCAGCAGTTTCTTTATTGCCGTATTGTTTAATTTGGTCACGCATACAATCATCCCAAGAATACTTTAGCATAGCTTTTTTCTTAGCATAAGCAACATATTCTAGCATCTTGTATTTTTTCTTTCTTTTTTTTCTACCTGTTTTAGTATACAATTCTTCTTTCATAGTAGCAGAAGAATGGTCTGCACAAGGCATATATAACTTAACACCATCAACAGTATGAGGATGTGAACCTGTACAACCTTTAAACATTTCAGCATAGATTTCAGCTTCTTCTTTTGTTCTAAATAAAGGTTCGCCATCTAAAGCTCCTACAGGATTAAGTTCATTTTGTAGAATAATGTCTTTTATTTTGCCCATCATTACCTCATCAGGACAATCTTCACAAACCTCGTCTAAAATATCTATTTCCTTAGATGCTTCTATTAGCTTGTCTGTAAAATATCCTTCTATACTAAATCCTCTAACTTCTTTATTTTTAATAGCTTCCCATATTTCAGGATTATTTTCAGCACTTACTTGAACAAACCAAGTACCAACAGGCAAATTATTAAAACCATACATATTAGACTTATCGTATTTTTTATCTTCTTTAATCCACGATTCTACGACAGTTAATCCCTGTACAGGTTCTTTGTGTTCAAGCGTGTGATTATTGTTGTTTAAACTAGACATAAATAGCTTCTGTGCTTGTTTAATAGTTTCCTTAGTAAAGAATACATCATATTCTTCATTAGTATCTTTGTCTAATCTAGGAATCTTTTTATCAGGTATTAAAATTGCTCCTACTAATTGCTTTTTCTCATCATCTACTTTTGCAAGTGATAAAAAGTCATTATTAAAAAACACAAAGTTTTCTTCTATTGCAGGAAATTTAACAACTGAAATAGCATCTACACCAAACATATCTGCCGTTTCGTCTATAATAAGTTCTATAAGTTTTTTCTTTTTCTTTGCCATAATACTAATAAATATAAATTGTTGTTTTTTGTTTATAATGTTG